CCCTTGATCAATATCAGCATCGATTTTGGTGTAGAGATCCAAGAACCCAGCACGTGTATCAGTGTCGAAACGATTGACACATAACTCGATGGCTTTCATACGATCATTGAAGATCGAGAAAGTCTGGACAATGTGGCACAACCTACGAGTCGAGATGATCTCATCGATCCCACCATCTTCGAAAGTCTTACGGATCGCTTGACCCCATTGAACTAGCTTTTCAGCAAAGTCAGTATCGACTGCACCGAACTTGGTCATGTGGTTATTAACAATCTTCTTCTCAGTGGCAGCCGTTGGGTATGGTTGCTCAAGAGTGATAGTGAAACGCTCAAGAAAGGCTTCATCGATTATGGTAGCCGCTATGAAACGACCAGCTTCATCGCCTTGACCCTTAGTGTTAGCAGTAGCAATCACATTGAACCCTGGCTGAGGCATAATAACTTCACCAGTTTTCTTGATCATGAATGGCTTACCCTCTAGGATACCTTGAAGACACATTAGCTTGTTAGAGCCACGATCAATCTCATCGATCAGCAGGATTGCTCCAGCTTCCATCGCTTTGATTACTGGACCTTTTGCAAAGACAGTCTCACCATCTAGCAATCGAAATCCACCGATCAGATCATCTTCATCAGTCTCAGGCGTAATCTGAACACGAACGTATTCACGCTTTAGGTTAGCACAGACTTGCTCGATCATCATTGTCTTACCGTTACCAGATAGACCAGCAACGTACATTGGGTAGAACAAGGCACTTTGTACAATCTTCTTAACATCGTTAAAGTAGCCCCACTTGACAAAAGTACTGTCGGCTTGAGGAACGTAAACTTCTTCAGAAGATGTACTCATCACTTTACCAACAGCTTTTGCAATCGGTGATTGCGATTGAGGAATTGCAGAGGGCGAGACTTGCGCCATAGGCATCTGAACTACATTACCAGATCCGATCATCTGGTAGACTCCACGAGCAACCCGTGGCATCTTCTTCATTAGTGTGTAGGCTGCGGAGCCTGTAAAGCCTTGCTCTTCAGCAAACTTAAACAGTTCGGCACGTTCGAAAGATGGCTTGTCTGCATTAGCAGAAACGAAGGCATCTAGTAGGGTACTTTGGGCATCATTTAATTTCATCATAATATAATCTCTCTTCACTTTGGTTTACTTCATTCTATACAAGTATTATAGCAGGTTGGACCACAATGTCAACCATTATTTTCACTATTTTGAAAATTAATTTCATCTAACATATCCATCAGATCAAGTTTCAACTCCGCTAAAGCGAATTTGGTATCTTGGGCTATCGCTCCAGGTCTGACACTTTCTATAGTGGCAAAGGCATTCTGGGCGGCACTTATTGCTTGCATTTTGTTCTCAATATTTAACATCTTTATCTCCATTATATAATTATATTAGGCTACTAATTCAGTGAACTTCTGAGCAACAACTCGGTTGCCCTTCTTAGATCCACTGAACTTCTTAAACGCACGAGCGATCTGGGCTGGGGTAGCTGAGGTCTCTACCTCAAACTCTTCAGTCTCACCGCTCATAGTGTTAGACTTGTCGACCATAATGAAACGCTTATCGTATCCGTCTTGCTTATTGACAACCCATACACCGTCTTTAGCCATCTCTTTTTTAGCCGATTTCTGAGCAGTGCTATCCCAAGGTAACAAGCGATACATCTCATGGGTAAAGTCTCGACGGCTACAGATGAAGAAGTTAGAGGTTGTTACGTTTGGTCCTGAAACTGCCTTCATAATCTTTGCAGTGTTTTCAGTACCGCCACCGTAGTAAGAATCTAGTTCAACTTTCTTGCCTCGAATAGACATGATCAACTTAGTACCACGTCTTTGGTGTGGCGTATCACGACGGTAGTCAACACCAGCGATAACTCGGGCATAGTCACTCGCACCATCAGTCAGAGTGACCAAGTTCAATTTGTGAACTGGGTTAGACTTCAAGAAATCTTTGATGATGTATTCACAGCCGAGTAGAGCGGCATTCAAAGGAGTAGATCCTAAACGCTCCATCGCTGGCAAATAACGAGTCTGGACAGTCTGAGCATAAAAGCTTTTCAACGCTCGGTTAAAATCAGTCTTAGACATCTTATTACTGAACAGTTGGTTTAGCGTTAAATCATCATAGTCAAATCGAGTAAGGTTACTCGAGGCTTCACGAACCGCAACTTCTTGCTTACTGCTACTAGTAGTAGTGAATGCGTAGACCTCGAATGGAATCTGAACTCGCTTACAGAACATCACGAGAGCGATGGTCTGGCGAATAACGCTAGGTAAGTTAGGGTACATTGAACCTGAGTAATCAACTAGCATTATCATGCCGTGATTTTTACCGTCAGCAAGCGTGGTCACTTGCTTAAACAAGTTATCTTCATACTTGTAAGAGTGAAGCTTGTTAACATCTAGCGAACCCTTGTTAGAGTTACGGGCACGAGCAGAACGATAGGCTGCCTTACGCATTTCAAATTCTTTGGACATCAAGTTAACAACTTGCTTAGTTGAGGTCATGAATTCATCGTAGCCAGTAGCCTGGTATTCTTCACCACCTTGCTGAACCAAATATTCTTGGTGCTTCTCACGAGACTCTAGAACTTTACTGTAAGGGTTGACTAGTTGATCAAACGCTTGACGATTCATGCCTTGAACAAAGAGGCTTCCATCAGACTCGACTAGATCCTTCATGTTTTCGATCTGAGAATTCTCAGTCTCAACTTCTGGGAGATTAGAAAGATCAGGAGTAGGTACGCCGTTATCGACAGGACCGACTGAAGACTCTTCAGGCTTCTCTTTAGGTTGACGCTCGATTTGAGAATCGGCTTCATCAGCCTCTTCTTCAGAGTCATCGCTATCTTGATCACCAGATTGGTCGACTTTCTCACCGTCTTCATCTGAATTCGAAGATTCGCCATTCATCTTATCGATGAGATCAGCTAGGTCGTCTTCTTTCAGATCAACTTCAGCAGTAGCGTCACCCTCTTCAGAATTTTCGTCTAGGGTTATCTCAACTTTATTGGTATCACCCTCGTCTTCATTCTGGTCATCTTTACCACCTAACCAGGCGACAAGTTCTTGACATACAGTCTTGACTTCTTCAAAGGTTTCAACAGCCATAGCTTTCTTGAAATATGGCATCTCTTCTTCAGAGAACTCGATATCGACTAGATCACGACCTTTAGCTTTCAGATTCAAACGATCCATGAAACCCATGGTGTTGATATCTTTATTCTTGGTGCCGAATAGATCCATCTCCATCAGGTCAACATAACCACGTTTGAAGTTAGCGACTAGTCCGGGGTACTTGGCAAGAACTGCCTTTTCGATCCGAATGTCTTCAACAACGTTCATGTAAGCAAAGGGAATTCCCTCAGCTTCAAGTTCTGCTGGTGTGATAGTGTTTGGTGTGTATAAGGCGTGACCGACTTCGTGACCAACGAGGAGATCCATGACATCAGGTGACATCTCTTTCCAGAGAGGTAAACCTAGAACACGGTTCTCGACATCGAAAAAGGCGGACTCAAAGTTGCCCTGTTGGACGCTAATATTCTCATTAGCGAGTAAACGGGCTAGAACTGATTTTTGACTTAACATTCGCTTCTCCTTATCTATACGTATATATTAACAGGTTGGACAGCAATGTCAAGCTTTATTTTCACTATTTTCAAAATATTTCGCATAATCACTCTCTTTTTTCATTCTATACAAGTATTATAGCATAGTGGTCCAGAAAGTCAACCATTATTTTCACTTATTTTCAAAATATATTCTTTAATAGTCCTCCAAAGAGCATTATGAACATAATTGTATTGAGGATGATCAGTGATCTATCGTTCCATATCACAGCCACCCACAGCCACATTGCCGCACCGGCACTACCGAATAGTAGGTCTAGTATGTGAAATTCTGTTCCTGCATATCTAAATGAGACTGATACTAGTATCAATATAGTTGCGATCCATTTCACGTACCAGACTAGCGGCTTACTCTCAGTTTTAGTCATCGACATAGCCCATATCATCACACTCGACCAGAGTGACAGTGCAATGGATCTCACAGTAGAATCCATCAGTTTCCCAGCCATCTTCTTCAATCCCAAGATAAGCACTCTCATCATCGACAGCTTCCCGATCTTCGATTTCCTCACGAAGTTCTTCTAACTCTTCTTCGCTCATCATAGGAAAACTGGGATTACTTTCGTTGGCATATTGTCGTACCTGCCATTCTGTCCAGCACCCGTCATACGCCTCAAGCATTTCGTTGTCATAATCATCGACATCAATATATGACATTTCATCATTTGGCATAAAGTCAAAAGGAGGTAGGATGGTTGTATCGCCATCGATATCTTCCATCATATCTTCCATCATATCCTCTAGCGACATATCGTGAACATTTCGGCACCAATCTCGGAGCTCTTCTTCGGTTTCAGGCACATAGATTATCCAACTACCAGAGCGATATCCAGTTTCCTTAGTAGCAATGGTCTTAATGCCATCGATAACTTTGGTGTATGCCTCGAATTCCAGCACACATTTCTTATGTGTTGGTTGCATTAAATATTGCTTCATCTTTCTTCTCCTATGCTACCTGAAACCAATCAGGCATTTCACGTTTAGTCCAAGCCATCTTGAACCTCTCTTGTTTTGTGTGATAAAATAAACGGTACGACTCAACTACATCATTAGTCATACATTGGGGTGCCGCACCCATCGCTAGTGGCCATTTAGAGAGATCACCTTTAGGAATGTTGTCAGGTTCACTTTCTAATGCCTTTAGCAACAACTTCTCACTCTTGTGTACTTTACCATAACGATACGTGTACTCTTTACACAGTGCTTCAAAATGCAACCAGTGCCAAAAGTAATTCTCGTTATTTTTCATCGTCCAAACTGTGCATGGGTGATGAAAGTGTACAGCTTTATAGAGCAGTTGTTCACGCCAGTCTGTGAGCGTGAAGTGCGGCACCATTCTCTTACCAGACTTTGAGGGTTGCTTTGACATTGTACCATCTAGCATACGATGGGCTGTAGAAAGCATCTGTGCGCTTTCAACAATCATCTTGACCACATGTTTATCGCATTGCATTCTTGCGGCAAACACTGGATCTCTATGTAGTACAAATACGTTCATTGCTAACCCTTCATTTTAGAGATTGTTATGGTATTAGGATCAATGCCTTTCTCTATCAAATCTATCTTAATTGCTTCACACTGATCAATTGTCAGGTGCTCGTACCGCTGTGTCCAGCCTTTATCATCTTTGTATTCCAAATATAACATTAAAACTCTTTCCATATGTTTGTCCATTGTACACCATTAGTTGGCGATTGTCAAGTAGCGTTCATTGCCAATGCGATAAAGAATAACGCAAGGGTAAAGACTGTTAGATAGTACACTACAACTATCGTGAATATAAATTTTATCAGTGAAAAAATCATGCGGCATCTACCTCACTAAAGTACTCGTTACTGTACTGCTCCCTCTCACCACCAAGTGACATAACATAGGACTCATCTTTACCACCGACACCTGGCTTCCAGTGATCCTCACGATATTGCCTACGTGATGCAACCCATTCAGAGTCCGTACGGTTCAACATCCATGGTGTTTCCCACTCTTCACAAACAGGCTCATCGTCTTCCACGATGGAGTGGTCTAGGATATACTCTTCAAAGGATTCATTGAAATCCTCGATCAATGTATTTAGTACGGGAATACCGTTCTCACGGAGACTAGCCAGATTGCCGTCATTGAGGTTAGCATACACAAAGGTTTGACCACCTTTGAACTTCCAGTACTGAGGGCATTCACCCTTACCGTCCCAGTCATGGGCGCCATAGTTTTCACGAACCTGAGTTTGAATTACTAATTTCATTAAAAATGCTCCTTTTCACCAGTGGTGAGGTTAGTCATATCTAATATCACAAATGGGCAATCTAAAGACATCGTGGCTTTACCAGCCCAGTTACATGCTTTGTCCCAATTTGCGAAGTGCATACTCTCAGTAATAGTCTTGCCGTCAAAGTGACCACCAAGCATGAACTTATTGTATTGCACCTTAAGCTTCATACCTAAGTAATCAGTCTTTAGGATTTCAAGTTGTTCGACTTCATTCATCTTGAAGAAACTCCTCTTGATAGTTCTCACCGCCTAAGGCAACAATCTCAGCCATGATAGCTTCTTCATCCCCAGGATAGGCGTTTGCCATTATAGCGTTGTACTCCATCCAGAGGCTTTCAATTTTTTCTTTCATTTTCATAATATACTCACTTTCTTCATTTTATACAACTATTATATCATAGTTGGTGGGAATGTCAACCCTTTTTTTGAAAAAGTTTTTCGATGATCTCCCAGTCATAGGTGATCTCTTTGGTCTTACGATTACGATCATAAGCCATCTCGATGCCCGTGTACTCTTCGAGGTAAGCAACAGCCTCTTTAGCCGTTGGGAATTCCTTCATGTGAAGGGTGTTGTTCAGATTTGGTTTTGCTACCCACATATTTATCTCCTTAAATTAAGTTGTAATTAGTATTCCACCCACCGATATTGATGTCGGTGTAGTGTGAACGACTGAAGTAATCCGTTTGAGAATCATCATTGCAGAAGTAGTCAACGCCCTTCATGGCGTCTACAAGTTCGTTTAGGAAGTTCCTAGCTACAGGCTTCTCGGAGAAATGCTCATCGATCCAGTAAGTGTTTACTTGGTAATGTGCATCGCCAAAGTCTACTTCACCCTGCTTGAGGTTAACCACTAAAGTGGAATGATTGCGGACTGCGATAGAAGCTTTCACTTTGTACTTTTTCAGTACAGCTTTAATTGCTGGTGCTAACTTCTTCTTATCGTCTTGGGATACATAAGCCATAATCTAGTTCTCTCTGTTATTTCAATTTATACAAGTATTATATCAGACTGGATGAGGATGTCAACCTCTATCTTAACTAATTCTGACAAAAGCATGTTCTGGTCTATCGAACTCGTTCAGACAACCAACTTCATCGAAACCGTACAGCACCAGACCGTCATCAACTGGGTCAGTACCACGCTCATATTCGATGAGATCGAAACCAGCTGGAATCACACCAGTGAACAAATGGATGTTATCGATGTATTGCACTTCAATATTCTCTGTCATAATCATCTCTCTTTATCAATTCAATACAAGTATTATAGCAGGTTGGACCACAATGTCAACCTTTATTTTAGGTAAACGTGAAGATTAGAGAACACACCATTACCGCCCTCATACAAGGTGGTACCGTCGATGAGATGCATATCACCAGGTACAGTGACGGCTACCTCAATGTCCGTGCCATACTTAGCACGAGTAGATGTGATAGTGCCCAAGAAGGGAACATCTTTGTAGAAGCCACTGACCTCAGAGCCGACGGCATTCCAGATTGCATTCATAAAAGAATTCATAATTTATCCTACCCTAGTGTATATAATCTTCGATGGCTTGATAGAGTACATCGTAATCTTCATTAACGATATCTAATTCTTGCTCAGTAAGAGCAACTCCGTCAGCAGTTTCGGCATACGCAATGTATGCGTCACAGAACTTTGGATAGTCCTGCATGTCGATTCCCTCGACTTCGATGTTAGTTATATTATTTAAATTTGTCATATTGACTCACTTTCTTTACTTTATACACATATTATAGCAGGTTGGTCCACGATGTCAACCTTTATTTTCAAATTCCTTTGAGTTTTTTATACTTCGCTCGTAGTGCTATGAACTTATGGAGATGATTCATAGGCTTCTCAATGAATACCTGAGGATCATTATCATCGACAGCAATAACTGTGACGATCTGTTTGATTGGAACACCAGTCATCTCAAACCAGCAAGCGGCATACACCGACTCTTGGATGAAGTAACTTTCAACGTACTCAAGCTTCTTTGGACGCCTAGATGTTTTGTAGTCGATGATCGATAGAACACCGTCCCACTCTGCAATACAGTCAACCCGACCAGCCACCGAAAGCTTCTCACTGAATAGAGGAACTTCCTGACACCAGACGTTATCTAGATGCTTGTCTAGCACAGTCTTGATTGTATTGAATGTGAATAGATTTGAGGGCATTGCACCCTTCTTCCAATCAGCGTCATTATTGACGTAATCTTCTGCGAGTTGGTGAACAGCAGTACCACGTGTGGAAGCTTGGTTCATGACTCGATTTGCTTCAGCGTCACCTACACGTTTGCGCCAAGCGTCTAATCCAGACTTATCTTGAACACTCAGAACTGTAGTTACTGAAGGTAGAATTGCACCACTTGGTGTGGTATAGAATCGGCCCTTGTCTGAGGTGTCTGCTGACATCTCTTCGATAACGTGACCGTGTTGATAGTGTGTAAACATAATATTCCTCTCAATTGAATATACAGTATACTACACTTTTAGGTTGTTGTCAACCTTTATTTTAACCCATTTTGACTTTAGATGCACTTCCTGTTATCGTACCTAGATCAGCCGAATCACCAAGCCTATTAGCGGCTATTGAATTTATGAAGACTTTAGCAGATCCAGATCCAGTTACTGCATCAGCATGAGGAATACAAGGTGGCGGAGCACCTGGATTGGGCTGAGTGTGCGCTGTTATGAGACTGCCAGTCACGGCAGCCAGCTTCGTTTCCACAAACACTTTAGTCTGTAGTGTTGATAGAATTGTAGATGATACCGTACAAGGAGCTGAATGCCCGGTTAAGATTGCATCAGTTATTCTAGCAGATAATGGCATTATCGTACCAACGAAGATCCAGCATTAGCGGCTAAAAATGCATCCACTTCTGCTTGGGTCATCTGCTTACCAACTCTTGTACCATCTGCTAGTAAAAATACTCGTATTCGTTCGGCCATATTATCCTCTTAAGATTTTTCTATCGACACTTTCTTCGTCAATATCATTGCCCTCACCAAAGTCCCAGCCCATTTGACCCATAGACTCTGGTCGGATTTCAACGAGAAGGTCTTCACCCTCTCGCCCCCTAGTTTCATTCCCGTCTGAGTTCAGCTCGGTCATGCTTTTGTGTTTATCTTTTTGATTTTCCATATTACTATTTATAGTCCTTGTCTGTCTCTCTCTATGATGTATGCTTTGACTAACTCGCTTCGAACAATGTCCGATGCTTGGAACTCAACGAAACTAAACTCATCCATACGCTCAATGATCTTCATGAATGTACGTAATCCTGAAATTTCCTTCTTACGTTCACTAGTCAAGTCATCCTGTTTAACATCACCGCAGAAAATGATCTTACAATTCTCGCCAACTCTCGTCATAACGGTGTGCAATTCTTGATCGCTCATGTTCTGAACTTCGTCAACTACTATGATGCAGTCATCGAATGTGGATCCTCTTAGGAAGGATGTTGAAATGAATTCTACTAGATTCTTTTGCTTTAGAATTTCGTAGGCATCACCACGCTGGAATATCTTAGATGCTATGTCGTAATATGGTGCTTCGTAGACTTTCATCTTATCTTTTTGAGAACCGGGAAGAAATCCCATATCTCTTGTTGGAACTACCGATCGAACAATGTACACCTTTCGATATGATGTATTTTTTGCCATCGCTTCTTTGAGTGAGAAGTACAATCCCAAGAAGGTCTTACCCGTTCCTGCAATGCCATGAAGCATTAGATTTGCTCCGTCTTCCCATGCATCAAACGCTACTTCTTGATTCGAAGTCATTGGTGCAATGTCTTTGCTGATCTGAAATCCTGTAGATAATTGGTTGTCTGTACCTATTACTCCCTGTTGCTTAAGTACTCGCTTTTGGCGTTTGGTCATTCGATGTTGCTGTTGGTGTGCAGGCATTTTCCATCCTTATCTTTATCGGGTTTGCATTTTACTCCCAGGACTATTCTTATGAATATTCTTTAATAGGCTATTGAAGCTATCAGGAGTTTTGGTTATTCCCAGACGTGCGGCATCACCCAAAGCAGGAGCTTTAGAAATGAACTGTCGAAGGTCAGGGTTCTCAGATAGATACAATTCACGATCTGCAATCTTCATCATTTTTTCAGTTTCTTCACCTGTCTTAGTATTCTTAAACGAGTAAATAGGCATTATGTATTCTCCAATTATTATAGTAAAAAAGCGACCCCCAAGGATCGCTTCGTTGTGTATCCATCACACAGATATTTATATCGAAATTACCTGCTAAAGCATCATTTCGTAAATTTCTTTCCAGGTTTTTACCTTCTGGATATCTGGATGACTGTACTCTTCAGTGAACTTATGTTCCATGAGAACAGATGTAAGACCCAGCCTAATACCAAGTTCGGCATTTTCGGGCTTATCTTCTACCCATAGGCATCCACTATCGAGATAAGGCATTAATGCGTCATCTTTATCAGCACCAGTATCTAAGCATATGACCTTCTCAAAGGCAGTCTTACCAAACAGACTTTCTATGTTCTGGTTACGTAGTACACCAGAATACTGGTTGAGACTTAGACTAGTAATACAGTGAAAGACACAGCCTAATTCTTCGTGCATCTTCTTGACATACTTGACTGCATCACGCAGGGGAGGAATACAGCAGATTGCCGCACTCTCGTTAAAGACTTTTATGTGCTTATACATCTCAGCTTTACTCAGACCGTATACGACACCCAAGTCATACTCGTTAACACCCGCAATTGGGTGGTAACCATGTTCTTTCATCCAGTTATTGAAAGTGTAAAGCCAATCGACTAATACACCATCGCAATCCACGAGAACCAATTTCTTATCAATTTCTATCATATCACTCCTATCATTTATAAACATATTATAGCATACAAAGGGGGTCTTGTCAACCCCCTTATTCTATCTAATCGAACAAAGAATCCTTGTGAGATCGCTTTTGTCGCCTGGCTTTCTGAATGTCAGCTTTACGCTTGTCATATCGTTTAGAATCTTTCTTTCTACCGATTTTTTCTTGAGCATAATCCTCTTCGATCCACTCACGAAACTTTTTACCTTTAGCCATTGATATTGCACTCTTCTTATTGTTAAGCTACTTTTTTAGGTCGTCCCCGACCACGTTTTGCGGGAATCGCTGGAACAGGATCACTAATGATCGGGCCAAACGCTTCAAGGATACACTCGACTGGAAGTTCAGGATAAGCCGCTTTGGCTACCATACGTAACAGTAACTTTGCGTCTCCTTCATCAACATTCTCCAACATTTGGATATATATTGATTCCTTCTTAATCTGCGTGAGGTTTACACCTTCAGGCATTTCGTTAACGATGTAGCACAACTTTCTAGCTTCTCGATAAAGTGCACCATGCGTATCAACCATGATGCTGGCATTGTAAGGCGGAGCTGTAGAAGGGACACTAAACGACCACTTCTTATCGTACATTAGAATGAGAATGTTGCGTAACTCTTTCGAGTTATTCTCTTTAAGACATGCAACTTTCTCTTCGTTGGTACTCAACTCACACACTTCCGTAATTATTTCATTTAAACTTTTCATAGACATATTAAAACTCCGATATACTTTCCATTAAATTTCGTAACTTGTTCTTGATAAAGTAGTTAAGCAACTGACTTCTATCTTTAGGATTCTCTGCATCGTAACGCTCTAGAATCGTTTCTTTGATAGTAGCTGGTATCTGTGTCAAATCGATCATCGACTTGTTACGGAAATAGTTACGTTTTACTTCATCATCCATTTTATTTATATCTTGCCAATCCAGCATACGCTTCTTAGTCACTGGTCGCTGACGGATACCCATTACGAATGTATTATCGGGTGACAACACGTTAGGTACACCATCACCAGCATCGCCCTTGAGGATGTGTTCAGCTAGATATTGATTTGGATCTGAATGAGAGATCCATCGCTTTCGTGTAGGATCGTATTGCTTCACGTTTGCATACTTATGCAGTTGTTTGAAGTCATGATCACCTGATAGAATTAGAATAGGCTCGCCTACATTCAGTTCTTTACCCTCTTTGTGTACGATAGTACCAATGATGTCATCAGCCTCACACGTATCAATCTGAATAACTTTGTACGGGAAGAACTCTTTCAGTTCATCTCGAATGTTATTAAGAGCATTGAATATAGCACTCCAATCTAGCTCAGAGTTGTCTCGTGCTTTACGGCGATTAGCCTTATAGTACGGGAACGACTGTCTGCGCCAATAGTTCTTGTCATCACAAGTGATTAGTAGTTCACCAAACTCACGGTGAAACTTCTGTCTGTTGAATCTTAAAGTATTTAAGATCATGTGTCTTAGCATGTTTTCATCCACTTGAGCATTTTGGTGATTACCAATCTGCATCATCATGTTTGAAATCATAACTTGGTTTAAGTCTACCAATATCATAATTTATCTCCTGATTTAATTTATATGATAGTGTATCATATCACAAATCGTAGGGTTTGTCAAGTCATTCCTCGTCATCATCTGCCTTATACATATCTTCTAGAAATGAGTGTAGCAGTTCGTCATGATCCAGTTCCATATCTTCCCACATTCTTTCCGCTACTGTTTGGAAAGGATGCGTTTCGCCTATCGATCTGTATACTAACGCTTTGATGATTTCCATAGTGGACATAATTTCTAGTATGCTCATAGGATCATTGGCAACATCTATGCCCATATCATGCAACGCTGTGACTATATCTCTAGCCGCATTCAGTGCAAAAAATTTAGCGACATCCTTATCGCTTTCTTGGATTAACTCCTTGAGTTCTTCGTTTCTTTCTTCGTGCTTCTTACGTGCTTCCGCAAAGTCTATGACATTTGCCATTACAACACCTTTAATATTATAGTATCTCGATTGATTCGACCGTCAGTTTCACTCTCTTTGGTTTTCAGAGTCCTAAGTTCTTTGAGTGCTTTGGACTTGGAAGCTTTAGCGAGTATCGTGATAAACTCTTCGGGCTTTCTCAGCATCTTCTTGAATGAATTCTTAACATCGAATCCACTAATCGTACTGCCTTTAACCTCGAAGCCATTCCTTCGATCAGAGACCAGATACTTCATCTGTCTAGTCTTAGTATTGAAGAGGTACACTTGATCAGCACCAACCATCTTCTCGGGACTGACACTTGCTATCTTGTACTCAGACGAAGATGGCAGATACAATACCTTAGCGACTTGCTTACTAGCAGGCTTAAGCTTCTGTACACGAGTCTTACGTGTTGCTTTCTTACTCAAAAGAAACTTTTCCGTATCGGAGATCAGATCACATATGAACTTATAGAATGCCTTTTGCTTTCTAGGTGTCATATGAGAGTATCCCTCAATTAGATCCTCAGTCTTATCTTCAACTAGTTCACGTAGTTCTTCTTGAACTGGCTTGTAGTGTCGGATAGTATCGTGTGCAGTCTGAGTCGCAGAACCATCTTTGATCATGACATCATATATCGACCAATCTTTGTCTAACGTACCTGACGTGTACTCATCGATAGAGCCTTCTATCTCACCTATAAACTCATTGGTCTTC